CGCTGTATGGTCAGAGATTCACGAATTGTTGAACCACATAAACGGAAACCATGAAGGAGATAATTAAAGAATGGAAGGAGCTTCCAGATTATGACAAGGATTTTTTCAAGCACATTGTGATTTTCTTTATTCCAATAGCTTCCATCTTTGTTTGGTTGGTATCGACCAACACACCACCAGTGATGGATGTAAAACTTCCAGATTCACAGACTGAAATGAAACCCAACTATGAATTGAAAGGAGATTGGGCAAAGTATGCACAAGGAGTATATAACAGAAAATATGGCAAATAAATTTTACTTTGGAGAAGCCGACACCATCTTGCACCAGCACATTGTGGAGGTGGTTGTTTACAGAGCAGAGGATGACGAAGAGATTGGAGTCATCGAATTAATGTACGAATTTGATAAAATAAATGAAAGAGATGAATTTAAAATTGAATCAGCAGAGTGGTCAAAAAATATCACTATCAAAGAAGCAGAAGATGCCATTGACGAATTGCTCAAGCGAGCTGGAGATGAGTTCCAAGGATTCATCGAGCAGTGCCTCGAATATGAACCAGATGACGATGATGAAGAGCTCTCTTGGTTTGTTTAGCAAGTACCAGAAAGAGCGATTCTGGACATCATTCAACCACGATCTATACCACAGAATTTGTGAAATTAAAATGCAAGAGATATGAAACTTTATTGGACAATGAAAAATGGACAACAAATTGACATTGATGAGATGAGCGAGAGCCATCTACGCAATACACTCAAGATGATTGTTCGCAATAGTCAGGCAAAGCCACAAGTAAAAAGAACACAAATTGGAAACATTGAAGCCAATTTTATGGAAGAGTTGTATAAAGATTTTATGGAAGAGGAGGAATGGTATGAGATTTAAACTGACATACCACATCGGAACCAAGGTGATTCAAGAGTGGATATTCACAAGCAAAAGTTTGTGCTACTGGAAAAAGATGGACTTGATAGAGTCTGGAATGTTTAATGATGGGAAGTTTAAAGTGACACCGTTATGAAAATACCACAACTTCAACGAATCAAAATAATTTTTGATATCATGAATGATTGCCAATATCATTCAATAAATGACATAGTCGAAAAAGTAAATGAAAAGCTATGCACGAACTATTGCAAAAGCACAATTGATAAGGACATGGATTTGATGAGAATGAATCTTGATGCAGATGATGAATGGATGTCATCTTCCAGGGGAGTAAAATTTGAAAATCCTATTGACTTTTTTGAACGCTTAAAAATATGGCTTATATGAATCAGCATCGAATCATGAGAGTCATCAAGCTGATGGAATTCCTTAAGCAGAAGCCAAGACCAGTGCAAGCGATGGTCAGATATCTTGGAATAAGTGAGCGTTCAGTTTACCGATACCTCAAGATGTATGAACAGCTCGGCTACCAATTAATTAAAGACAACCATAAGAAATACTTTTTAAAATGAATAATGAAAGAAAATACATATTAATCGATTGCTATCATGATTATTATGAAGTTGGATATGAGTATTGCAAAATCCTCAAGAAATATGGTCATTATTTTTCATTGAATATCACAACCAATGAGAAACAATTTGATGTAAAATCAGTAACAAAAGAAGAATTCGAGGAGGCAACCAAATGACCAAAGAACAAAAACTTCTCGCACTCTGTGGGGTGCTTCCAGTACTCGGTGACTTCATCGAAGATTTAAACGATCAGCGAGTATTCAAGCAAGTCATCAAGCAGAAAGCAAATATGCTGCTGGAAGAGATACAGCGAACAGATGCCACCATCCTTGCTGGAGGGAACATAGACATCTATCAACAACAAATCGAGATACAACAATCATTTCGCCAATGGGTGGAGCAAAACTTTTAACCATGACAAGCAGAGAAAAAATCGAAAAAATCAGAGAGGTCATCAAAGAATACAACCTCGACAAGCCAGGAAGGCAGAGAGGCAAAGTGTACATGAGATTCTATCTGTTCAACTTGCTGAAGCGTGAGCAGTTCAATCGAGTGGAAACTGGTCAAGAGTTCAATATGGCACACTGCACAGTGGTGCATGGACTCACCCAGCATGACAATTTGAAAAAGGATAAGCTCTATATTCGATACACCCAGCATCTGCGTGACATCTTCGAGGGAGTCGATGAGGAAGAGATTTCACTCAACAAAGCACAAGACCTCAAGGCCGATGTATTGAAGTGTGAGAACTTCTGGCAGATGGTCAAAATCCAGAATGACATCAAGGATGGATTGTATGGCGATGTGACGATGTGACACATCTCTTTATTAGCTGACTGCTGTAATATTACAAAAAAGCTCAAGGGCAAAAATATTTTTGAAGCGTCACCGTCACGCAAAATCGTTAAGTGAATAAAAGTCAGCGAGTTAAGTGTTTCGATTTGCATATTTATTGTCACGCATCGTCACGAAATGACCTATTATTGTCACGAATTCGTATCTTTATAGTCCTAAAAACATCAAGTAAATGAAATTTTCAGTATTTAAAAACCTATTTAACAGCAAAGAAACACCTTTTGAATTGTCAATCCACGAGGTGTACAACAGAATCAGACTGGGCAACCCCGAGCTGATTAAGAAAATCCAATCCATCCGCTCATTGGATAAGAACGACCCAGAGCATGACCGCCTAAAGTCATCGCTGAATGCCATCATGTTCAATGGTACCTTCACAGAACGCAATGACAACAGTCTGGTTGAACACTCTGGACTCTGCATCCTTGACTTCGACCAATATCCATCCAAGAAAAAAATGGCTGAAGAGAGACAGCGACTCATCGATGACCCTCATGTGATGATGGTGTTCACCTCTCCTTCTGGGAATGGCCTCAAGGCAGTCATCAGAATACCGAAATCAGATAAGGTGGAGCACAAGCGGAGATTCAATGCTTTTGGAAGATACTTCCAGAGCGAGTACTTCGATACAAAGAACAGCAATGTCAGTCGAGTATGCTTCGAATCCTTTGACCCTGACATCTATTTCAACGAGTTCTGCCAGGAGTTTACATCCATCGAGCAAGACCAAGGATTCAGCTTCACTGAACGCACTCCAATCTGCGTGCTATCGGATGAGGATAAAATCATCAGCTTGATTGAGAAGTTCGACCATGGGTGTCAGTTTGTGGAAGGCAGTCGCAATGAGTTTGTATTCAAATTGGCAGCTGTCCTCTGCGAGTATGGCATCCATAAGGATACATCGGAGCAGTACATCTGGACAAAATATGTACAAGGCAGCGACTTCAGTGAGCAAGAGATGGTTACCACCATACGATCAGCATATAAGAAAGCATCCTTTGGGATGAAGTACTTTGAGGACAAGGATACCTTCCAGCGAGTCAGACAGAAAATCAAGAGCGGAGTCACTGATGATGAAATCAAAAAGCAGTTGAATGTCAGAGAGGATGTCATCGAGGATATCAAGAAAGAGATTCAAACTGGAGATGATATTTTTTGGTCGGTGAATGAAAAGAAAGGCATCAGCATCGAGCCGATGAAGTATGCTGAATTCTTGGTCAAGAACGGATTCAACAAGTACTATCCAGAGAATGCAGAGAAACCAACCTTTGTCAGAGTCAAAGAGAACAAGGTAAAGATATCTTCACCAGAACAAATCAAGGACTTTGTGCTCAACTATCTAATGGCCAAGAATGAGCTCGATGTGTGGAACTATGCCACCAGGAACCCATTTCTCTTCAATGAGAACTTCATCAATATGATTGACAGCATCAATATCATGATGCTTCAAGACTCAAAGGATTGCTCATATATCCCATTCAAGAATGGTGTGGCTAAAATCACCAAGGACAAGGTTGATCTGAAGTCATATATCGATGTCGATGGATACATCTGGGAGAATCAAATCATTGAGAGGGATTTCACTCTACTGGATGACAGCTCAAATGACTTTCAAGATTTTGTCAGCAAGGTGTCAGCTGATGATTCTGGTCGAGTGGATGCATTGGAGACAACACTCGGATATCTGATGCACACATACAAGGACAAGACCGACCAGAAGGCAATCATATTCAATGACCAAGAGATTGATGACAACCCGAATGGAGGGAGTGGAAAGTCACTGATGCTGGCAGCACTCGGAAACCTTCGCAGAGTGGTCAAGATTGATGGCAAGAGCTTCAATCCATCCAAGTCTGACTTCGTTTATCAGCGAGTCAACCTTGATACGCAGATTCTTGCCTTCGATGATGTTCGCAAAGCATTCGATTTCGAGCAGCTCTTCAGCTTAATCACCGAGGGAATCACTGTCAACCGCAAAAACAAGGATGAGATATTTATCCCATTCAACCGATCACCAAAGATTGTCATCACAACCAACTATGTCATCAGTGGTGCTGGCTCATCTCATGACCGCAGAAGGCATGAGCTTGAATTCTATCAGTACTTTCACTCCAAAAGGAGCCCACTCGATGAGTATGGCAGACTCTTATTCGACTCCTGGTCTGATGATGATTGGCTGAAGTTCGACAACTATATGGTCAAGAATCTTCAGAAGTTTCTCACCAATGGATTGATGAAAGCAATCAGTATCAATGCCGATGCCAAGCGATTCATCCAAGCCACTTGCAAGGATTTCTTTGATTGGGTGGAGGAAGGCAACCTCGCTCTCGATGTGTACCACTACAATGGAAGCAAGATTCAAGAATTCACCTCCGAGTTCACATCATTCAAGGAGCTCGAGCCACGCAGATTCCTCAAATGGGTGCAATCGTATGCTGACTATAAAGGTTACAACATCACCAAAGGACGCAATCACAACGGCAGATACTTCATTCTCGATTCGGGAACTCCCAAACCGACTCCAGAATCTGATGATATTTGGGATGAACTTAATGAAAAAGCAAAGCAATAATCATGGGACAAAAACGAAATTTACCAACTCAAAAAAATATCATAAAACATTGGAATAATACATATGAAACTGATTTTGAAGAAGGTTATTGTTGGGGATGTGGATTTAACGCAAGATTAGAGAGATGTCATATTTATGATAGATATAAATCAAATGATGATTCAGAAGATAATTTAGTGATTTTATGTAAATTTTGCCATAATCATTTACAAGAGACTCAATGCCTAACAGAAAAAGGAAGGGAACAATTTAAAAAATCTATCATTGAAGGCATTCCTTATATGAGTATTGTTATGTCTTGGAGATTAGAAGCATTAAAAAAAGGAATTTATTCAGAAATTTTAACAATAAACCCATTCAACAAATGACACGACAACACCGACAACTGCTCAAAGACCTTGAGCTTAAGCACAAGATGCAGAAATATCCAATGACTCCACCGAATCTCTTTGCACTGACACACTGGAATGACAACGGAGCCAATGCACTGACCAAGTCAATCATCGCATTCCTCCAGTTCAACAACTGCCAAGCAGAGCGAATCAATACAATGGGAGTCTATCGCAAAAAATACCGCACTGATGGAGTCGCTATCGGTGGCCAATGGACAAAAGGAACTGGTACTCCTGGCTCTGCTGACATCTCTGCCACGATCAAGGGCCGCTCGGTCAAGATTGAGGTGAAGTATGGAAAGGATAGGCAGTCCGATGCACAGAAAGCATACCAGAAAGCCATCGAGGAAGCTGGTGGTGTGTATATTATTGCAAGAGATTTCGAAGGATTTCTTAATTTTTATACACAATTCTGCGAATCAATCAAATAAAATAGTATATTTACAATTCAAAACAACATAATATGAGCAAAACAACAATGACTATCTGGCAGAAACTACACGCTGCCAAGCAGCAGATTGGCAAGGTTGCCAAGAATGCAAAGAATCCTCACTTCAAGAACTCGTATGCAGACATCAATGCTCTGCTTGATACGGTTGAGCCAATCCTCCACGAGCATGGACTGCTTCTCTTGCAGCCAGTCAGCGGAACTGATGTGGTCACTCGAATCATTGACATCGAGACTGGTGAATCGGTTGAATCATTCATGACTCTTCCATTGATTCCAGACCCACAAAAGACCCTTGCTGCTGTTACTTACTTCAGAAGAGGTACAATTCAATCACTGCTATCATTGCAAGCTGTGGATGATGATGGTAATATGGCAGCATCTGCAATACCACAGAAACCAGAGAAGCCAACCATTGACAATGTGAGATTCAAGAAAGCCCTCGAATCAATCGAAGCTGGAAAGTACACAGCGGAACAATTGAAGCTCAACTACTCGCTCAATGAAGCTCAACTCAAAATGCTTGCACTATGAAATGGCATCCATCGCAAATCGGTAAACTGATGACAAATGGCAGAGCCAAGGACAGCATTGGAGAGACAGCCAAGAGCTATATCAAGGAGTGTGCAAAGCAAGATTTCTATAACTACACAACAGAACTGAACAACAAATACATCTGGAAAGGTAGAGAGCAAGAGCTTGAGTCAATCACACTAATCAACTCGGTGAGATTCACTGACTATGTCAAGAATGAATTGACTGTTGAGAATGACTATCTCATTGGAACTGCTGATATTGTCATCGACCAGAGAGTCATTGATGTCAAGACATCGTGGTCACTCGATACATTCCCAGCATTGATGGAAGATGCAGTCAACCCACTCTATGAATGGCAGCTCCGAGCATATATGTTGCTCTATGACAAGCCATGTGCCGAGCTGATATACTGCATGGTGACCACTTGGGATGAATTCCTCAATGAATATGAGAACCTTCAGCTCCATAGAGTCGACCACATCAATCCAGAGAAGCGAATCACAGCACTCTGGTACGATAGGGATGAAGATATCGAGGCCAAGATGATTGCTCGATTGAAAGAGGCATCCGATCTATATCATGAATATTTCACACAACTACAAAATAAATAAAAGAATGGAAGAGTTAAAAGCAAAAGGCACAATCCACCTAATCGGTGAGCCAAGACAAGTAAGCGAGAAGATGAACATCAGAGAGTTTGTGCTCTCAATCGGTGACAAGTACCCACAGCTGGTGCAGTTCCAAGCTGTCAATGAGCGAGTGAAGTTCCTTGACAATGCAAAGGTCGGCCAGGAGTGTGAAGTCAAGTTCGACCTTCGAGGTAGAGAGTACCAGAGCAGATACTATGTATCATTGAACGCTTGGGATATCAAAATCACAGAATCAAATGCACCAGTATATGAGGTCTCTGACGATATTCCTTTCTGATGGTGAGAACATTCGGGACTTCATCCATAGAGAGCTGGAGTCCCGACTCTCAAAACGATATCGAATGACTCACTTGGCTGAAGATATGGATTTGAATTACCACACATTGACCAGATTCATGAAAGGTGAAGGGGTGAGTGATGAGTTCTATATCAAAGCATTCGACTTTTTAATCAAATGAGGTACTTCATCGGATATGTCGGAACCAGGAATCAGAACCTTGACAATATAGTCAAGCGAATTGAGGACTTATTCAATCAGATGGGAGGGATTTCATATTGCATTGTATTAACTTTTTCGGAGGAAGTACACATCTCCGAAGTAACACCAGAGGAATTCTATGACCAAGCCGCTTCACTTAACTGACCCAATTGTTCTCAAGGTACTGGCAAAGTATTCAGAGAGATCGCAGAGAGGCATCGAGAAGTATGGCCAGACACTCATGCGTGATGACATCAACCTAATCGAATGGCTGAATCATCTTCAGGAAGAGCTGATGGATGCCACTCTATATATCGAGAAACTCAAAGCAGAACTGAAATGATAAAAGAATTTGTACTTCAATGGGATGAGAGAAAGCATCTATTGGAAGAATGGTTGAAAGAAAATCAACCAAGTGATTATGATGAT